ACGCTGCAGAACGCCGATGGCCTGCTGGCCATGCCCGGCAGTGGCCGACGGCTATCGCTGGCGCTGGGCTGGCGCGTAGGCGGGGAAGATGCACTGCCCGGCCTGGTCGACAAGGGCAGCTATGTGGTGGACGAGGTGAGTGCTTCCGGGCCGCCAGACCAGATCACCATCACTGCCCGCAGCGCAGATCTGGCGCGCGGCTATCGGCGACGGCGCACGCGCAGCTGGACCGATACCACGCTGGGCAGCGTACTGGGCCAGATCGCCAGCGATCACGGCGGCAGCGCTCGCGTGGAAAGCGCCCTGGCCAACCGGCCGATCATCGCGATTGAGCAAGAGGGCAAGAGCGACATGGCCTTCGTGCGCGATCTGGGCCGCCGCTATGACGCGGTGGCCACCTGGAAGGGCGGCGTGCTGCTGTTCCTGCCGGCAGGTGGCGGTGCCAGCGCCAGCGGCACACCTCTGGGTTCCGCGGTCATCACCCGCCAGCACGGCAACCAGTGGACATTCACCAGCGCGGATCGGGACACCAGCGACGGGGTGCAGGCCCAATGGCACGATGCCGAAGCCGGTCGCCGCAGGACGGTCAGCGTGGGCAGTAGCCGCAATCGCCGCCGCCTGCCGCGCGTCTACGCCACCCAGGACGAAGCGCGCCAGGCGGCAGAGGCAGCCTTGTCTCGTGATGCCCGCTCCGCGTGGAAATTCAGTTACGCGCTGGCCGTGGCAGACCCCGAGCTGCAACCGGAGATGCGGGTGACCCTGCAAGGATGGAACAGCACGATCGGCGGCATCGCCTGGTCAGTCGACAGCGTGGAGACCAGCTATGGCCCGGGCGGGTTGACCCAAAGGATCGAGCTTGAGGGGGCGGCCCAATGAACATCTTGTCCGACTGGAATTGGCTGCCGCTAGGTGTCATCGGGATGCCCCTGAGTGTCTATCACTTCGATCGACCATCCGCCCATGAATACCAGTCCCGATCCGTGTGGCTGATCGAGAAAGGACACTCTAACCTTGAAGTGGCTGGTGTAAATTCTCGGCCCGATCGACCGATATCTGATCCAGCAGTTCGCGCTCAATACCGCGTTGCGCGGAGGAAGCACGAACATGACGACGGCCTCCTGCTCACCTGGTGGAATAACAGTCCAGCGGGCGGAATTATTTGGCACGTCAACGCCTTGCGGATGATCAGCCCCGACCTCGATCAGCCTGCCCGGAGATCGTCCCTTGTTAGCTATATAGATCGCAGCATATTCGTACGCGCCGTCTTCGAGGCTGGCAGTCGTACCGCTGACAGCGTGAAGGATTGCCCGTTCCGCGTCGTACATGAGTTCGAGATTTTCTTGTGCGATCGTCACCTGTCGTCTGGTTTCGCTGAACGTGCGCCAGACCAAGTATGCGCCTGCCACGCTGACGCCCATGCCCAACAGGGCAGTCAACCCCATAATCTCGGCCCACAGGGCCATCTGCTGTTGGGCGATTAGATCATGCTCATCGCGCTGGCGCTCGTCCTCTTCGCGGCTATTTCGGGCGGATCCTTCGGATATGCATTTTGCCAGATCCGGGACGGGCACGAGGGAACAGGCATCGGCTACCTGCTGGCTGGCGCGCTCTATGCGGTCGCGCTGGGCCTCGGCTGCGGCGTTCTCGTAAGCCCGATGCTCATATAGCCCGTATCCGCCCAACGCCGCGAGCAGCACGGTGATGAGGGCGACAAGGGCAAGGTTCTTGGCCCCTCCGATCGCGCTTTCCCTCATTCGCGGCTCATCAAACAACACCCAAGCTACGCAAGAAATCCTCCTGTCCGCCCCACAAGAAAGTCCAGCTTTGGAGAGTGCAGGTATCGTCAACCCATTTTGCTGGGCCTAATAACGCGAACGAGCTATTCGGCCACAACGACTTTGCTTCCTGCAGCACGGACCGAACCATTTCGGGTTCATTATCGTAGGGCAAAAGGCTCGCTAGTTCGGACCCAGCTCTCGTCAAAGTTCGTATGGTGATATGCGCTTCATCGGGCCCGACATCGGTGTACAGGTAACCCGAATAGGTTTTGCCCATGACCCAAACCCGGTTCTCGACGCGCTTGAGAATCCTGGAAATGTTCGGGTCAGGCTCGATCAACCCAGCGTCGGCCAGCCTCGCAAGTTGCCGAAACTTTGCCCCGGATTTCCAGTTTTCTTTCAGTGCGAAAATCGTGTCGTCTCGAAGTCGAAGGTTCCCATACTCTGCAAAGAGCTTGGCTGTTTCGCTGTCGAGCTCGGACAAGACACGAAGAGTGCGAAACCCAAAGCTGTTGGGTTTGACGATCTCGCCGGCCAACAGCCGCGCCCACACGGCCTGCATCTCATCGTCTGAAACATCTCCGACGTAGCTGGTGAACTTGCGTCTCCAGTCATCACCAATGTCCTCGGACACGATCATGTCATCGGTCAGATCCATCGCTTCAAGTTGAGCCGCCGCCTTCACAGTGGTCTGCTCGATATTGGCCTGCCTGGCAGCTTCATCAGAAGATAGGCGCGACATGGTCCGCTGCATCAGATCGGGGTCAGCAGCCGCCTGGATTGCCGCCAGCCTCGCCAATTCAATCGCAAAGGTGCGCTTGGCTTCCGCTTCCGTAAGCCGCTGCGAAATCTGAGCAGCTTTCTCTGGAAGGTAGCCGTGTCCTACCACCTTCAAGAGCGCCTTTGTGGCCTTTGTTTTCCATCCCAAAGGAACCTTCTCGAGGGCCTGATTGACGGGCGCTGGCAATCCCGAAGTCGGTTCGCTTTCCACTCTCTGCCCCCTAAACCCGCCTGATCACGGCGCGCACCCGGCCGATCACGTGCAGCTCGCCATCGACCGCGGTCTGCATTTGCACCAACGGATTATCGCTGTGGATTTCGACGGCGCCATCGGGCCGGGCGCGCAGGCGCTTGATCATGCCGAAGTCGCCCACCGTTATCGCCCAGATCTGATCGTTGGGCCCAGGCTGGGTGAAGCGCCGGTCGATCAGCACTACCTCGCCATCGCGGATCGTCGGCTCCATCGAATCGCCGTCACCCTTTGCCCAAGCGAGCAGTTCAGGCGGGGCATCGGTGAATTCACGCAGCCAGGCACGGGAGAAGGACCGCTTCTCGATCTCACCGCTTTCCTCGATGAACCCGCCGCCCATGCCGAAGCCGATCTCGACATAATCGATCTCTACCAAATCCGAGTTTGGGGTTCTCGAAATGGATGAATGGCCCGCAGCTTGTGCCGGATTCGCACCAGCTGCATCAATATCGGCCACAAACTGTCGGAGGTCCTCCATGGAGCCAACGAACTCGATCCGCCCAGAATCTTCCGTCTCACCAAAGAGGTAATAGGGTGTCGTGCCCAAGACTTCAGCGATCCGGTGAATGTGCCGCGATGTTTTCGTTTCGCCGCTCAAGATGCGACCGATCGATGGCTGCTTGACCCCAACGAGTTCAGCAAGCTTCGACTGATTGATCCTCGCGGCATCCATCAGCAGCTTCACGCGATCAGGCTGGATCTCCCGCATATCGGCGAGATTATACGCAAGCGTATTATACATCACCCAACTTTTCCGTTGACGATTATACGCTCATGTATATACGTCAGCGTATGACAAGGTTCGAAGCTCTTCAGCGCTCTCTCAAGGCGTTTAGCTCTCAACAGGCTATGGCCAATGAACTCGGGGTCACGCAGCCCACTGTTTGGCGCTGGCTGAACCAGTCGAAGCAAGTGCCCGCCGAGTACGTCCTGCGCGTCGAAGCCGCCACCGGCGTCTCCCGCCACGACTTGCGCCCCGACATCTACCCGCGCGAGGAGATGACTGATCACCACGTGGGTGACCGCTTCTGCGGCATCGATCGCCAGATTGCCGCCCGCCAGCAAATGGCCGCCGGTGCAACCAGCGCCAGCAAGGCTGCCTGACCGATGTCGCCCCCCACCCATCTTTCCGTTTTCCCCTGCCAGACGGGACACGCTCTGCCCCGCGAACGTATTGCCATCCGGCAGCCTGCGCGGTCAGCGGGAAAAACCCTCGATCGTTCCCCTCATGATGAGCCGGGGGGACCCCATCAGCCGACGACTGACACGGCTGCGAAGCCACCGCACCTGCGGGATCAAGCGGAGCCCCGGCCACGGAAGGGTGGTAGCCCCTGCCGTGCATTGCACTCTGCGAATGCGGTGGAAGTCAGCCAGATCCGCGGAGGTCGGGCATGAACCCGCTGCCCCGCGAGGAACAGCGCCAGGCCCGCCGCGCGCGTGAGCTGGTGGAAGCCGCCGGCGGGCTGGAAGCCTGCGCGGAGGAAACCGGCCTCTCCACCAGCCACCTCTCCCGCTATGGCTCCATCGCCGAGAAGGATTCCATGCCGCTGCGCGTGATCGAGCGGCTCGAGAGCGTTACCCACGGCACGCCCGGCCATCCGGTGGTCACCACCTATCTGGCCGCGCGGCAGGGCTTCACCCTGGTCAAGCGCCCACAGGTGCCATCCGATCGAGCAGCACTGATGGAGCTGCTTTCCCAACATGCCCGGGCGCGGGGAGACTGCGAACAGCAGATCCTGCATGCCCTCGCCGATGGCCGCGTCGATGCGAACGAAGCCGCCGCGCTGATCCCGCTGTTCCGCACCAGTTTTGAACTCACCAACCAGATGCTGGCCGAACTGGAAGCCATCGCAGGAGACGGACAATGAGCGGCGAAGGAACGATGCGCGCACAGCCGCTGGCCTATGCGCCGCTGCAATTCCGCCTGCACAGCGGTGGCCGCAACTCCAACCACGCGCTGGTGGCCTGCCCCAAGTGCGAGGCACCTGCCTTCATCCGCGACAGCGAACAGCTGACCGAGAAGGTCAAGCACCTGATCTGCCACTGCACCAATTCGGGTTGCGGCCACGTGTTCAAGATGGAGCTGGCCTTCGTCCACACGCTGGTGGCGGGCAACCTGGACCGGCCGGATCTGGACCTGCCGGTCTGCCCGCGTGATCAGGTGACCCACATTCTGCCACCGCCGCGCGGCGCGAACGACGCGGATCAGATCAGCATGTTCGACACCGGCTGACCGCCGGAACGATCACACCGCCAACCATTGCCAACCACGGGATCGAAAATGGCCGCGCTGCGGCCAAGGGGGAAGTTTTGCCAGTTGCTCAATCAGGCCCGCCGCAATGCCGGCGCTGCCTCACCCACACCACCAGGCTCTTCTGGACCTTCACCAACAGCATTGGCTGGCGGCAATGGTGCCAGGCCTGCGGCGATGGTGACGCCGAGGGCCCGCCGCGCGCCTACATGGGCCCGGTCAACCTTGGGCAGCACGCCGGAGTGGGCCGCCGCCCTCAAGCAGCCGCAGGCGATAGGGCGACCGCCCGGTGAGCCTCGAAACCCAGATCATTGAAGGCCTGAAGCGCCAGTTTTCGTTTCGCAAGGCGAAGGGCACTTGGCTGCAGGAGGGCAAGTGCCCGCAGTGCGGCCGGCACGAGGTTTACTGCGCGGCCAAGGATCCGCGCGTGGTCAAGTGCAGCCGCGCCGATCGCTGCGGGTGGGAAGACACCGTCCGCAACCTGCTGCCAGAGTTGTTCGAAAACTGGTCCGAACGTTTCAAGCAGACCGAGGCTGATCCCAACGCCGCCGCCGATGCCTACCTGCAGTTCGAGCGCGGGCTGGATCTGCGCCTGCTGCGCGGCACCTATTCGCAGGAACTCTACAAGGACTTCGACAGCGGCCAGACCGGCGCCACCGTGCGCTTCCCAATCGGCGATTCCTATTGGGAACGCATCATCGATCGCCCGGGCCGCTTCGCCAAGAAGGCCCACTTCAGGAAGGGCGGAACATGGGGCGGCCACTGCTGGCTGCCCAACCACACCTCCTTCGAGACGCTGGCCCAGGCTGACGATATCTGGATCACCGAGGGCATCTTCGATGCTGTGGCCCTCACCCAGGGAGCACACCTCGCCGCCGTGTCGAACATGTCGACCGGCCCCTATCCCGACAAGTTCCTCGACCAGCTGCTGCAGGCCATCGCCGCGATCAAGCGGCGCGATCGGCCGCGCCTGGTCTTTGCCTTCGATGTCGGCACCGCCGGTGTCTGCTATAGCCGCAAGCATATCGAGCGTGCCCGCCGCGAAGGCTGGGACGCGGTCTGCGCCCAGGTGCGGCCAGACGGCGAAGGGACCAAGCTCGACTGGAACGACCTGCTGCTGCGGCACCAGAGCTGGAACGGCGAGGCGCAGGACGCCCCCCTTTCCGATCACAAGATCGCGGAATACCTGCACAACGGTGCGATCACCATCGCCGCCACGCCGCGCGAGAAAGCCAAGCTGATCGTCGATCGGGCCGAAGCCCAGGCCCGCTCGATCAGCGCCTTCGACTTCCGCCACGGCAACCGCCTGTGGTGGTGCTCGATCAAGTACGACGAGAACGACGGGCGGCAGATCAACGTCCACGAGATCTGCAACTGCGCCTTCCGCATCCTCTACCGCGAGCGGGACGAGATCGAGGACGAGACCCACTACTACCTGCAGATTGACTTTCCCAACCGGCAGGAGACGGTCAAGGCGCGCTTCAGCGCTTCCGCCTGTGCCAATTCGGGCGAGTTCAAGAAGCGGCTGCTGGCCTTCGCCGGCATGTGGTCTGGCACCGGTGAGCAGCTGGACCGGATCATCCGCAACCAGACGCGCGATCTGAAGAAGGTCGAGCCGATCCCCTTCACCGGCTTCTCGCAGCGCCACAAGGCTTGGTTGCTGGGTGACATAGCGGTCCACCAGGGCCGCCTGATCAGCGTCAACGCCGAGAATTATTTCGACATCGGCAAGCACGCGGTGAAACTGCGCAGCGCCGAGCGGATGCTCGAGATCGATTACGACCCCGACCGAATCAAGTTCGACTGGCTCGACGATCTGTGGACTGCCTACGGGCCGAAGGGCCTGATCGCCCTGGCGTTCTTCTCGATGTCGCTGTTCGCCGTGCAGATCCGCGAGCAACACAAGTCGCTCGGCTTCCTCGAGATCACCGGCCAGCCCGGCTCCGGCAAGACCACCCTGGTCGAGTTTATGTGGAAGCTGCTCGGCCGCACTGGGTATGAAGGCTTCGACCCGAACAAGGGCACCCGGGCCTTCCTCTCCCGTTCGTTCGTGAAGGTGGCCAACCTGCCCATCGGCCTGATCGAGAGCGGGCGCGACGACGACAAGCGCAGCCACAACAAGCAATTCGACTACAACGAGCTGCTGGTGCTGTTCAACGGCCGGTCTCCGCGCGGGATCGGGCGCAAGAGCGGCGGCTTCGA